CAGCATCTTGATAATGCTTCGCCCATCGCCGTCGAAGCCGCGCTCGGCGAGTCCCATATTGAGATCGACATCGGCGCCCATCGTGGCGAGCCGGGTCTTCGCCGCCTCGAGCTCGCGCCCGAGGATGTCGACGGTGGCGCCGCGCTCGGACAACGTTTGGATCTCCACCTTCAACGCATCCACCTCGCTCCGAAGTTGGCCTTTCTCCGAGACCACCTGTTGAAAGCGGGCATACGGCACCGTCTCCACTCGTTGCTCGCCGGCGCTTTCCTGCTGTTGTTGCTCCTGTCCTTCCATGATGCGGCCTCTCTTTAGTCGTCGTCAGTCGGCACGAAGCCCGCGCCTACTGTACCCATGATCTTCGTGGCAACCTTCGGATCGAGGTTGAAAAAGGCGATCAGCATCTCAACGCCGGTTGCGCGCGGTAGTCGCCCGGCTGCGACCTCTTGTACGATACCTTGAGCGGCCTGCACTTGCGCGCCATTAAGCGCGGTGTCCTGTGCCTTGTCGACGGCATCTAGATCCACCGACGCATCGGTTTCGGCGTCGGCGACGGTGGCGCCGATGATCGGCTCGGCGACGGTGGCGCCGATGATCGGCTCGGCGGTCGTTTGGGCGTTGATAGTGCGGATTCTTTCCAAGTCGAGCTGAGCCTGATCGTCGGTGATCCCCGGATGCCGGCGACGGTACGCCTCGACGACGTCCATCATTCCGGCCGCGACCTCGGCATTCAAAACCTCGGCCTCTTTCTTTGCCTCCTCGGGTGTCTTCGGAAGCGCGCGATACTCGAGGCGCCACCCGGTCTCGGGGAACGGACCCAGGCCGGCGCGGTTGGCGATGGCCGCCGAGATCGTAAGGAGCTCTTGATCGCCGCGGCGGAACATCTCCTCATGCTTGCGCTGTTGTAGACGTTGCCCCTCTCGCGAGATCGCCAGGGCATAGCCGCTTCGAGGGTCGCCACTCATCCGCATCACGTCGGAGGGCTCGAGCCCGGCCGCGGCGGCGACGTGGCGCTCGTAGTTGGCGATCGCGTCTTGGAACTCTTGCGGACTACACGACACGGGGAAGGTCCCGACCGTGGGCTGACCTTCGAAGTCCGCCAGCGCCTCGAAGATGAGCAACACGGCCGGGTCGGTGATGACGCCGCGGCGGCCTCGGCCGTCCTGGTTCTCGTCTTCGGTGCCGGTGCCCGAGGGCTCGGCGCCGATGGCGTAGCGTTGCGCCCACGAGGCCGTCCGCATAATGTGAGCGAACTGCGTCTGGTAGACCATCGCCTGCAAACCGCCGTCGAAGACGCGAGACTCGGTGCGCGCGTCCCACATCTGCCCCGACTTCACCGGGCGATAGATGGCATACGGTAGGAAGGGGGCGCCGTCGTCGAGGCGATATGGATAACGGGCGCCGGTGAAGTCGCCCTCGGGGTTGTCGTCGGTGGCGAGGTAGACGCTCGATCGGTCCTCGCCGTCACTGGCGCGGATGACGCGGTATGACTGCTCGGTGAGGTCGAGGATATCGAAGCACCACTCGCGCTCCTCGGTGCCGGGGATGGTGTAGAGGCGTGCTTCCGAGAGCACGATCGGAACGTCGGGTTGATCCGAGAATACCTCCGCCGTGCAGAGGTCGGGGAAGACTGGGCGATAGGTGAGCTCGGCATCGGCGACGTTGACGCGGACGAGCATGACCCGCAATCCGAAGGCGTCGCGCTGAACGCGCGGCATCATCTGCCAGATCCCCGCGCGCGACATGAGGCCGTCATTGCCGATGAGTGCCTCGGCCTCGCCGGCGTCGTTGCGGATCGATGGAGTTTGATCGTACTGGACGGCCTTCTGAGTGTAGACCGTCTCAGGCACGTTGGACGAGAGGTCGACATCCTGGCCCCATGCCTCGAAGCGCGTCTTTCCGATCTGGCGCCGGGTCCGGTCCTTCACGTCCTCCTCGTGATTGCCGTACATGATGCGGCGGCGGAGGCGCGTGTGCATCTGGCGTTGATAGTCTTCGTGGCTCTTCGGTGGCGGCGGCGGCGAGTGCCTCACGATCTGGTCGGTGTTCTCGAGATGCGCCATGATCACCCGTACATATAAATGGTGCCGCGGCTGCGGTGCCGCCGCTTGTCGAAGATAAGATCATCGAGACTATATCGCAGCGTGTCGATCGCGTGTTTCCATTCGTTGTCACGCCCGTCCCACTTCAACAGCGACTTGATCAACCGCTCGCAGCGGCGATGGACGCGGAAGTGAGCATCACGCACCATCGACTCATGAAGGAACTCGATACCCTGTTGCACGGAGCCGGCGCCGTGGCCCTCGCCGCGCTTGACGGTGCGGATCTGCGGTCTCAGTTGTTTCGGCGACGGGAGCGCGAGGAGGCGCGCCAGGGCTTTCATGAGTTGGCGGTTGCTCTTCTTGCCGAGGCGCTTGCCGGCGCGGCCGGCGTAGACGCGGTCACCATAGGCGCGGGCCAGTGACTTCCAAGTCACATGGTTCGAGTGCAACATCTCGAGGATGTTCTCGGCGTCGTCGTCGGTCGTCGTCTCGCCCTGAGTTACGTACTCGTCGATGATGTAAATCCGCGGGTGACGCTCGGAATAGTCGACGCCGACGAGGATGGCGTACTCCTCGAAGTTGCCGCCGTGGCCGTGGTCGGTGCCGAAGCGCAGCTCATAGTCGAGGTCGGGGAGCTCGTCGATCATGTGCTCCTCGCTGAAGGCGGCGAAGATGTTGCCCTCGACGCGCATCTCCCATTCGCCGTGACAGACCACCGGCACCTCGTGCGGCAGGGTGTAGCGGATGACGTGCTCGACCCATGCGGCATCGCAGGGCGTGCCGTCCTTCAGTCGCAGGGGATGAACAGCACCGACGGGGATCAAGCTCTCGGGCGTCAAGCGCGCGTGATAGTCGGCCACCAGTGGCGGCACGTCGGTGTCCGGGTCGGCCACGGTGAGGCGCCGTAGCCACTCGGTCGGAACGTTGACTGGGGTGAGGGTCATCAGGATAACGCCATCGCCCGCCTTTAGCACACGCTTGAGGATCTCGCCGAAGATCCGCGGAGAGGTCGGCGGCTCGTCGAACAGCGCCACGTCGATCGACGCGCTCGAGAGGTTGAGGCCGCCTTGTTTGGTGGTCTTGAACCGCAGTATCGAACCGTTCAGGAACATCACGAGCGGGTTGTTGGCGTGGAAGCCGTTGACCGGATCGAAGCGGCTTCGACCGTCGATCATGTCCTTCGGCAACAGATGCCAAAGCTTCTCTTGAATCGCAAGCGACTGTTGCCAGGTCGCGCAGATCACCCACGCCTCGATCGCGCGGCTCGGGACGGGGATGTAGGGATGGTGGCCGAGGCATCGATAGACGACCTCACCGAGCCCGGCGGTCGTCTTGCCGAGTGCCTGGTTACCGGCGCGGTAGAGCTTGATGGTGTCGCGTGCCTCGAGCCACTCGCGCTGAGGAGGCAACCAATAGATATGATCGAGCGGTGAGCGGCGGTGATGAGCATCGAGCTCGGCGAGCTCGAACTCCAGATCGGCGAGAGCATCAGACACAGTCCGCGCCACCTGTCCGCAAGCGGACTATCCACCCAGCCTCTACAGCGTCAAGCCGTCGTGTTCGAATCACCGATCCCCCGTCGTTGCTCCAACCCTGCGAGGATCGCGTCGAGCTCGGCGGACGGGATCGCCGCGAGTTTGGAGATCACGCTGTCGACGAGCTCCCGCTGTCCACGGGTGAGGCCACGGCGCAACGCCTCGGCCGCCGCCAGTTCCTCGAGGTCGCAGATCTGGACCTCGAGCCGTGCCGCGAGTGACTGCAACGCCGCGAGACTGGACACGCGCTCGAGCTTGGTGCATTGACGCAGGTTGACCTCGACCGCTTCGAGCCGTGCCCGGAGTCGGTCGACTTTCGGCGCGTCCTCTGCCAACGGTGGCGGCGTCGAGGACGCCGTCGAGGTCGGACGGGCGGAAGTATCGCGATCTCTCTTCATCCACTGGCGGACGGTGCCCTCGCGCTGTTGGTACTCCTGCGCAATGGCGGCGCACGTCTCGCCGGCCTTGATGCGAGCCACCAGTTGATCCCGTAGCGATGGAACGATCCGCGACATCGACCTCCGTTACACGCAATTGTAACCGTGACCCGATATCTTTGGGCAGCGTTACGTTTAGTTACATGCGATGGGCGCGCGAAACACGACGGG